ATGATGCGGGCAATAGTCGCACCGCCTGCCTTGTCATCGGCGGCGCTCACCGAACTCAAGGCCTGGCTGGGCATTACCCGGACCGCCGACGATGCCGAACTGGTGGCGCTGATCCGCGTCGCGCTGGAAATCTGCGAAGGCTTTACCGGCGTGATGCCGCTGCAAGCGGGCTGCGAGGAAACCCTGCCCGCCAGCGGCGGCTGGCAGAACCTGTCCGCCAGCCCGGTGCGGGCGATCACCGGCCTGTCCGCGCTCGACGCCAACGGCCAGCGCACGCCGGTCGCGCCGGATGCCTACGAGTTCGACATCGACCCGCAGGGCCGGGGCCGCGTGCGCCTGTTGCGCCCCGTCGATCCGTCGCGGCTGGTGGTGGTCTATGCCGCCGGGCTGGCCGATGCCTGGGACGCGCTGCCCGATGCCATGCGCCATGGCGTGCTGCGCCTTGCCGCCCACCAGCACCGGCTGCGCGACGATGAACAGAAAGCGGCGTCGCTGCCGCCATCGGCGGTTGCCGCGCTGTGGCGTCCGTGGCGGCGGATGCGGTTGGCATGATCCGCGCGAAAGCGCCGACCGCCGCGCTGGCGCAGCAGCTTGTCCGGGTGGCGGGGCGTCTGGCGCAAGCCCGTGCGGAAATGGCCGCGCGCCGTGGCGATGCTTCGCGCTGGCGCAGTCCCGCCCTGCTCTGGCCGCTGTTCGGAAAGGATTGAACCGATGGAAATTGCCTTTCGCGCGGCCCTGATCGCCTGGTTGGCGAGCGACCCGGCATTGTCCGCCGGACTCAACGCCGTGGTCGAGGAAGCCCCGCTGCGCACCGCACTGCCGTGGCTTGCCCTGACCGCCAGCGCCAGCACCGACTGGGGCACCAAGACCGTTGCCGGACGCGAGATTCGTGTCGCCTTGGAGCTGAACTTCCGCAGCGACGACCCTCTGGGCGGCGCGGCACTGGTCGCGGCCATCGAGGCGCGCGTCGAAAACCTGCCGCGCGACCAGACTGCCGCAGGCTTCACCCTCGCCAGCATAACCCTGCTGCGCGCCCGGTCGGAACAGCGCGGCGAAGCGCAGCGCGTCGTGGTGATCGAATACCGCGCGCGCGTGCTTGCCGCCTGAATCTGAACCCCATTTCCCGATCCCACATTCAAAGGAGACACGACCATGGCAGCCGAAAGAGGCAGCGCGTTTCTGCTCAAGATCAGCGATGGCGCGCCAGTGCCGGTCTACAACACCGTCGCCGGGCTGCGCACCACACAGATGTCGATCAACGGCGAAGCGGTGGTGATCACGAGCAAGGATTCCGGCGGCTGGCGCGAACTGCTGTCGGGCGCGGGAACGCGATCGGTCACGGTCAGCGCCGCCGGGATCTTTCTGGGCAGCGCCGCCGAAGGGCAGATCCATGCCAACGCGCTGGCCGGGACCATCACCAATTATGAGCTTTCGTTCGAAGGCGGGCAGCGGATGCGCGGCAAGTTCCTGGTGCAGCGGCTGGACTACTCCGGCGATTTCAACGGCGAGCGCAACTACACCATGACGCTCGAAAGCTCCGGCGTGGTGGCGCAGGCATGAGCGGCGCGCCCGCAAACCCGCACCGCGGGGAAACAGTGCTGGTACTGGCAGGGCAACCGCTGGTCCTGCGCCCCAGCTTTACCGCGCTGGTCGCCGCCGAAGAGGAACTGGGGCCGCTGTTCGCGCTGGTCGAGCGCGCCGGCGCCGGGCAGTTGCGATTGGCCGAAATGGTCGCGCTGTTCTGGCATTGCTTGCGCGAGCGCAACGGGCTGGAACGGACCGACTTTGCCGAAGCGGTCCTGCGCGAAGGCCTCGCCGCCTGCACACCGGCGCTGCGCGGGTTGATGGTGCAGGTGCTCAAGGGCGCCGGGTGACCGCGCGCTTCGGCATGGCGGCAGCGCGGCTGAGCGGGCAGGCCGCGCTTCTGCTGGGCTGGACGCCGGACACCTTCTGGGCGGCAACCCCGGAAGAGCTGGCCACGATCCTGACCGCCCTGCGCCAACCCGATGGCGAAGCGATCGACCGCGGCACCCTGGACCGACTGATGGAGCAAGACCGTGACCGATGAACTCGACACGCTGGTGATCGACGTGCGCGCCAACACGCAAGGGTTCGCTGCTGACGTGGCGCAGATGCGCGGCAGTTTCGACGCAATCCTTGTCGATGGCTTCGGCCGCGCGGGCGATACGCTGGAGCGCGGCCTGCTCGGCGCGATACGGCGCGGATCGCTGGGCTTCGAAGACTTGCGCCGCGTCGCCCTCAACGTTCTTGGCGATATTGCCGCGCAGGCCGTGCAGGCCGGGCTCGGATCGCTTGGCAGGGCCGGGGCGGGAGGCGGCGCGGCGGGCGGAGTGCTGGGCCTTGGCAGCCTGCTCGGCTCGATTCTGGGCCTGCCGGGGCGCGCAACCGGCGGGCCGGTGGCGCCCGGACGCGGCTATCTGGTGGGCGAACGCGGCCCGGAACTGTTTGTGCCGACATCATCCGGCCGGGTCGAACCTTCGGCCTCCGCCGGGCGCGGGCGCGACGTCAACGTGTCGATTCGCATCGTCACCCCCCAGGGCAGCAACCAGCCCGAAAGCCTGCGCCGGTCCGGGCGTCAGGTGGCGCAAGCCGTTCGCCGCGCGCTCAACGACTTCTGATCCCACGGGAGAACCGAACATGGGCCACTGGCTCGCCACGCGCCGTACGGTGCAGCAGACCGACACGATCCAGCGGTTCGATCCGCGCTTCTGGACCGTGAACTTCCCGCGCCCCGCAATGGCATCGGTAGTCAACACCGCGGCCGATGCCTTGCGCGTGGATGCGGTGTTCCAGAAGGCCGATGACCTGATCGGCCTGATCTGGGAATCGCACGATGGCTGGGACCATCCGCTGCTGGCCTACGAAACGCAGCGCGATTACGCGCGCCTTACGCTGTCATTCCGCTGGCGCTCTGGCGGAATCCTCCCGCTCGATGCGGTCAACGGCCCGACCCTGACCATCGAAGGGCGCGACAGCAGTGGCAATGCCCGCGCGTGGTATGTCCGCCTGTGGAATTATGCCACCGGCACGCCGACCGACGCGCAGGTGACCCTGCCGTTCTCGGCACTTGACGGCGGGTTCCTTCTGCCCGCGGAAGCTGATCCGGTGCATCCGGCGGCCATCGACCGGCTGTTCATCTCGCTCGTGCCGCCGGGATTTGCGCCGGGCGACGCAACGCCGTTTGCCACTGCCGTAAACGGCTGGGCGGAACTGAGCGCGATGCGCTGCGAAGGCCACCGTCCGATGCTGGAAATCGGCGATGTCATGGTTCCGCCGCACGGCCTTGCGATCTGCACCGGCTATGACGATGCCTATAACCTGACCCCGGCACGGCTGCTGCGGCAGGTTCGCGGCCTCGGCTATCGCGGCAGCATCAACCACTACATCGGGATGAGCCATTTCTTCCCGCTCGCCCCCGATGGCGCAGGCGATTTCACCGTGGACCCCGCCCTGCCTGCCATGAACGCAGCGGCACAGGCCTGGCATGAAGCCTTCTTCCAGCAAGCCAAAGCGATGGGCCACACGATCATCGCGTCGCAATCGTACGAACTGCTGGCGCGGCATTGCCCGCCTGCGTGGCAGCAACGCGCCGCTGACGGAACGCCTGCACGGACCGGATGGGTGCCGCCGTCGGCGCTGCTTTCTCCGGCCAACGCCGAAGCGATGGCGTGGGTGCGCAAGGTGGGCGTCGCACTGGTGAGCCTGTTGCAGACCGCGGACCTGCCGGTACGGCACCAGATCGGAGAGCCATGGTGGTGGGTTACCGCCGATCGGCGCATCTGCCTGTATGATGATGCGGCAAAAGCCGCGCTGGGAGGCAACCCGCCGCCGATTGCCGATCTGTCCGCCGCCCTTGACGCTTCTCAAACAGCCCTGCTGGACGCAGCGGGCGCTTTGCTCGCCCAATCAACGGCAGATCTTGCCGCTGCGGTCAGAACCGCCGCAGCGCCTGCCAGCGCCGAAACGCTTCTGCTGGCGTTCCTGCCCACCGTACTCGATCCGGCGACGCCGGAAGCCTGCCGCGCGAACCTGCCGACAGGCTGGGCGTCCCCCGCGTTCGACGTGTTGCAACTGGAAGATTACGACTGGGTCACCGTCGGCAAGGATGCGCTGCGCAGCAAGGGCCGCAGCTTTGCCGAAGCGCGGCTGCAGTATCCGCGCGAACGGCAGCACTACCTTTCCGGCTTCGTGCTCGATCCCGCCAACGCAGCCGCCGAATGGGAATGGATCGACGCAGCGGCCAGCGAAGCCGTGGCGCTGGGCGTGGCCGAGACCTTCATCTGGGCACTGCCGCAAGTCTCGCGCGATGGCTTCGTGCGCCTGCCCGGCATCAACGGAGACGATACGATGCAATCCTTCGACGATGTGCTGTTCCCGCTGGCCCTGGGCCGCGACGCTTCGGTGACACCGGAGTTTTCCACCAACGTCACAATCACCGCATCGGGCTTTGAACGGCGCAACAGCCTGTGGTCGGACGCCCGGCTGCGTTTCGATGTCGGGCCGGGGGTGCGCTCGGAGGCCGAGCTTGGCGAACTGATCGGCTTTTTCCGGGCACGGCGCGGGCAGGCGCGCGGCTTTCGCCTGCGCGACCCGTCCGATTTCAGCTCCAACGGGATGACCGGAGCGCCGGGGCCGTCCGATCAGCTCATCGGCACCGGCGATGGCGCCACCGCGCGCTTTGCGCTGATCAAGACCTATGGCGATATGGACGAGGCCCAGCGGCGGCGCATCACGCGCCCACGCGCCGGTTCGTTACGGGTCAGCGTAAATGGTGCCGAAACCGGCGATTTCACGCTCGAACCGCTTGGCATTGTCGCACTGGCATCGGCGCCTCCCCCCGGCGCAAAGGTTCGCGCGGGGTTCACGTTCGACGTGCCGGTACGCTTTGCCGAGGACCGGCTGGATATTTCCGGGGCAGAGTTCGCGGCGGGCGAAGCACCCAGCGTGCCACTTATCGAACTGCGGGAAGACGCATGAGCCGGGCCTGGTTCAGCCAGACGCTGGAAACGGTCGCTGTCTGGTGGCGGATCGAACGGCGTGACGGGGTGGCGCTTGGCTTCACCAGCCACGACCGCGACCTGGTGATGGATGGCCTGCGATATCGCACCGCGCCGGGCATGGTGCCATCGGCAGTGCGGCTGACCGCAACGCTCGAAGCCGATACCGCCGAAGTCGCAGGCGCACTGAGCCACGACGCGATCGGTGAAGCCGATCTGGTGGCCGGGCGCTTTGACGGGGCAGCGGTTTCGGTCGGGCTGGTCGATTGGGAGACGCTGGAAACGCACCCGCTGTTCATTGGCACGATCGGAGCGGTCGCCCGCGAAGGCGAACGCTTTTCCGCAGAGCTCGAATCGATCAAGCAGATCCTTGCCCGCCAGACCGTGCCGCGCACATCACCCACCTGCCGGGCTGATTTTTGCGGCCATGGCTGCACCTTGTCGGCAGCGCGATACACGCACGACGCGATCATCACAGCCGTTTCGGACGATGGCCAATCGGTCCAGATCGACGGGCCACCGGTGCTGGAGGGGCTGGAGTTCGGCTGGCTGCGGCCCATCGACGGCCCAGATGCCGGGATGGTATTCCGCATCCATGGCATCGAATCCGGCTGGCTGGTGCTGGAAAGGCCAATGGTGCCGGGCACCGTTGCAGGAACAGGTGCAAGCGTGCGCGAAGGGTGCGACCACACCCTTTCCACCTGCTCCACCCGCTTTGGCAACGCCGCAAACTTTCAGGGCGAACCGTTTCTTCCGGGCAACGACCTGTTGACCCGCTACCCCTCGGCGCAGCCATGAGCCCTGCGCTTGCAAGCGCCGCGCTCGGCCTGATCGGAACGCCGTTCCGCCTGCACGGGCGCGACCCTGAATACGGGCTGGATTGCGTCGGCCTCGTCGCAGAAGCGTTGCGCAGGGCAGGCCGTGCCGCCGTTCCACCGGAAGGCTACAGTCTGCGCGCCATTTCCGTGGCGCGATGGCTCAGCCACGCCGAACGCAACGGCCTGGTCCGAACCGAACGGGACGCCGATGTGGTGCTGTGCCGCACCAACCCGGTCCAGCCCCACCTTCTCGTCATCGTGCCGGGCGGGCACGTCCATGCCCACGCCGGGCTGGGGCGGGTTGCGTTCCTGCCCGGTCCCCTTCCCTGGCCCGTCGCCCTGCAGTGGCGGCTCGCAGAAAAGGACACCTGAACGCCATGGCAACTCTTGTACTATCGGCCATCGGCACCGTGTTTGGCGGACCGCTGGGCGGGGCGCTGGGCGCGCTCATCGGCAGGCAGGTCGATTCGACGATCATCGGCAACCGCCGCGCCGAAGGGCCGCGGTTGAAGGAGCTGTCAGTCCAGACTTCCAGCTATGGTTCAGCCCTGCCCCTTCACTTCGGACGCATCCGCACGTCGGGCAGCGTGATCTGGGCGACCGAGCTGGTCGAACACAGCGAAAAATCGGGCGGCGGCAAGGGACGACCTTCGGTGACGTCCTACAGCTATACCGCCTCTTTCGCCGTCGCTTTGGCCAGTCGCCCGATAATCGGGGTGGGCCGAATCTGGGCCGATGGCAATCTGCTGCGCGGCGCGGCAGGCGATCTCAAGGTCGGTGGAACGCTCAGGGTGTACACCGGCCACGGCGACCAGACACCCGACCCGCTGATCGCGCAAGCCGAAGGTGCCACCATGGCCCCGGCATGCCGCAATCTGGCCTATGCGGTTTTCGAGGATCTGCAACTCGCCGATTATGGCAACCGCCTGCCCTCGCTCACCTTCGAAATCATCGCGGACAATGGCGATGTTTCGATCGCGGACATGATCGGCGGAATGGTGCCGGAGGCCGACTCGACCCTTCCCGGCGACGCACAGGTCACGGGCTTTACCATGGACCAGGGCACCATCGGTGATGCCGTCGCCACCCTGGCGGCAGTCTATCCCCTCACCTGCCGCGCGGTTGACCGGCGCCTGTCATTCAGCGCGGCGGAACCGGGGGCAAGCGGCCCATGGCCCATGCTCCCTCCCCCGGCTGCCGGTAACGACAGCGCGCAGGATGTCCGCGCCGAAGGCTGGTCGCGCCGCCGGGAAAGCCTGCCGACGGCGCGGCAATGCGCGGTGCGCTATTACGATACCGGGCGCGATTTCCAGCCCGGCTTGCAGCGCAGCATCGGGCGAAGCGGTCCGGGCGACATTGACGTGATCGAATTGCCCGCAGCGATGACCGCAAGCCAGGCCCGCGCGCTGGCCGACAAGGCGGCACGGCGCTCCACACTGGCACGCGACGTCATGCGCTACCGCATTTCCGAAATCGACCCGCAATTCGCGCCCGGTACGCTTGTTCACGTACCGGTCAGTGACGGGCTGTGGCGGATCGAACAGTGGGAATGGCAGGCCGACGGTGTGATGCTCGACCTCGCACGGGTTCCCGCAACGCCGCCCGCATTCGCCGCGACCGATGCTGGACGGTCCAACCAGGCCCGCGACCAGATCGCCACGCCGACAACCGTTTACGCCTTCGAGTTGCCATGGACCGGAGAAGGGGATGGCAACACCCCGGCCATCCGCGTTGCCGCAAGCTCGCAGGGCGACGGGTGGACCGGGGCCGCCCTCTATGCCGAACGCGAAGGTGCTGAACTCGTATCCCTCGGTTCGACCGGGCGACGACGCGCGATCATCGGAACAACGCAATCAACACTCGGCATCGCTTCACCACTGTTGTTCGACAGCCGTAACGTCGTCGACGTTGAGCTGGAATCGAACGATTTTGTCCTCGGCAGCATTACCTGGAACCAACTCATGCAAGGGGCCAATACGGCCCTGGTCGGGTCGGAAATCGTGCAGTTCGCGCAGGCCGAACGGATCGGGCCACGGCAGTGGCGTCTGTCGGGCTTCCTGCGCGGACGCGGCGGCACCGAAACGTCCGTGGCAAATCACCAGCCTGCTGAGCCCTTTGTGCTGCTCGACGAACGGATCGTCACGCTCGATCCAGCCGCAACAGGGGATTCGACGCGTGCGCGGGTCGTCGCGATCGGCCTGGCCGACACTGCGCCTGCCACCACTACCATCGCCAACCCCGGTTTGACCTTGCGCCCGCTTTCACCGGTCCATGTCAGAGTGTACCGACAGGCTGTTGGCGGGATTGTCATTGACTGGGTTCGCAGGGCGCGGGGCAGTTGGCTCTGGCTTGATGAAGTGGACGCGCCAATCAACGAAAGCGCCGAGCTGTGGGAAATTGCCTTCACCGCCGCTGGCGGCACGCAAATCTGGCAGACCGGATCAAGCCATCTGGAGATCCCGGCAGAACAGGCGGCGGGTCTTGCCGCCGATGGCCATTTCTCCGTCTGTCAGGTGGGCCACCGATCCAAATCGCTTCCGGGCACGGTACCATTGCCCGCGTGATGCCTCGGCCCCAGCCCTTGCAACAAGGAAACCGTC